GTTTATTAACAGCACCAATGCCGACTGCAAGTACTAGTCAAATTTTAGGTAATAATGAATGTTTTGAACCAATAACAAATAATTTATATAGTAGACGTACATTAGCGGGAGAATTTGTTATGGTTAATAAATACTTAGTAGAAGAATTAACAAAATTAGGAATATGGAATGAAGATTTAAAAAATAATATTGTTGCAAATAAAGGAAGTATACAATTTATAGAAGGATTAGATAAAGATATTAAAGAAAAATATAAAACTGTATGGGAAATGAGTATGAAAGATTTAATAGATATGTCTAAAGATAGAGGAATATATATTTGTCAATCACAAAGTTTAAATTTATGGATTGAAGATCCTACTCCATCAGCATTAACAAATATGCATTTTTATAGTTGGAAATCAGGTCTTAAAACAGGAATTTATTATTTACGACGAAAGGCAAAACACCAAGCACAACAATTTACTATTGAGCCAAAGAAAAAAGAAACTGAAGATAATGAAGAAAAAGAATGTTTAATGTGCAGTGGATAATAATTTAATATTTATATTATCTTTTTTTTGATGTTTTAGTTTTAGTAGTTCTACTACTACTAGCTTTTTTATTACTATTACTAATTTCAGAACAATAATCATTTAATCAACTCTTTTAATACATAATTCATTATACTAATATAAAAAAATAATATTTAATATTTATTATTTAATATTATTTGAATTGTAAAAATAAGTCAGCTATTTTTTTATTAACTTGAATAATATCAATATTATAAGTATATTTTAAATAACATCTTAATGTGCATAAAATATCTACTAATGAATTATGAAGTTGTTTTGGAATTGGTTCATTTAAAAATAATTTACTATATAATTCAATTAATTTTGGTTGTTTAATATATGTTTTATTGTTTTTAGTTAATGCAATAATTTGACAAAATTGACTAGTATTTCTCATTGTACAATATTCAGGTTTGCAAATTTTTTGATTATTAACAAATTTTGTAAATTTTTGATCTATTTTATGTCTTAAACATTCTACAAAAATTAATCGTTTATCAAACGAAATATTATGTCCAACAACTAAATCACATTTATCTAAAAAATCATTAAATTCACGTAACGCTGGTATAATATGTATTCCATTTTTATTTAAAAATTCATGATTTAAACTGTGTATTTCTAAACTTGAAGGATCTATTGGAACTACAGGACTTAATTTAATATAATTATTTTTAACAATAGTATTATTGTTTGATAAATCGTATAAAATATAACTTAATTGAATAATATGAGGCCATTTAATTTCATCATAAATTGATGCATTTTTTTCTGGAAGTCCATTTGTTTCAGTATCAAATACTAATATTTTCATAAATATTATTATTTACTATTAATAATATTTTAATATTTTATCAGTTTTAAAAATATAAAAAAAAAATTGATATTTATTATTTATTTTTATGTTACTTTAATAAAATATAATAAATTAATAATCATGGATCATATTCCAGATCACATTAATACTCCTGAGCTACTTCAAACGTATTATGATGTCAGTGTTGATCGTGAGCATGATGAATATAATGATCTTGGAGTAAATGTTTCATCTTATAAACGCCGCCAAGCACTGGTTCCATGGACTAAGGTAGTTTATAAAAAGAATGTCAATAATACAAATGATGAAATTGATGATAAGATTAATGATTAAATCAAAAATTAAATATTATTAAAAAATACTAAAAAAGTATAATAAAAAATATTTAAAAAAAAAATTGATTTTTATTTTTTTATTACTAACTACATTATAAATATGGATACTACTGATATGTTTAAAAATACTACTCTTAAAATTCCAGATTACATTGCACCTTTTGATATTCCAAAAGTTTATGAGTATTTTGATTATTATAATATAGCAACACTAAAAGATGTTATTTATTATGATCATGTAGAACCTGAATATAATGCTGAAGACAAACCATTTTATGGATTTTGTATTATTGAAATTGATCATTGGCATAATAATAATAGTGCAAAGTTCTTTTATAATGCAATTAGTGAAAACAAAGGAAAAATGGTTTATAATGATCCATATTATTGGGATGTTGAATTTCATGATATTGAAGTTAAAGAAGAAGAAAAAAATGAACTCAATCAAACAAGCAATCTAAATCTTGAAGTTAATGAAGATAATAATGTAGATGAGGAAAATTATGTATTTGAAAGTGAAGATGATACTAATGATTCACATTATAAATTTTATGAAAAGTATGATAATAGTTCACGAACTAGTAAGAAGCGAAAATATAGTAGTATTATTGAAAACCTAAAAGCCGAAAATAACGATCTACGTGAGCTTCTAATTAAGAAGCAAAAAAATTATAAGAAAAATAATAAAAATAAGGATAATAAACCTTCATGGTATCGTCGTCTACGAGTAAAAGTATATTATTAATTTTATAAATAAAAATCTTCATTGTTTATTGGTGCATGTTTACAACATCCATAACTAGTTCTATGCCATGGACTAATACCATATTTTTTTATTCCTTCCATATGTTTTGCTGTTCCATAACCTTTATTAGATTCTAGATTATAATAAGTATTTAGTTTTGAATAACAATCACACATTGTTTTAATATATTTATCTCTTTCTACTTTCGCTAATATAGATGCTGCAGCAATAGAACAATATTTATTATCACCACCTTCTACTAAAATATGAGAAATTTGTTCTAAACTACTATTTTTATTTATATATGTAAAAGGTTTGAAATCATTTCCGTCTACTAATAAATAGAAGTTTTCTGATTTTTTACTATATTTAGTTTTACTTTTAATATTTTCTGTATTATTATTTGTAATTATTTCAATACATTTGTGCATAGTATTTAGTGTGGCATTACGAATATTAATATTATCTATTGTTTTTTCATCACTAAAATTAATAGTATAAGCCAATGCATTATTTTTAATATAATCAGCTACTTCATTAATTTTTTTAATAGAACTAAATTTTTTACTATCTTTTAATAATTCAAATTTAAAATTTTCATTTTTAGGCAAAATAACTGCTGCACAATATACTCTTCCAAACATTGGGCCACGTCCTGCTTCATCTATTCCTATTTCTAGTGCCTCAGATTCTTCATTATAAAATGGAGTTAAAATATTTTTTGTTTTTTTTTTATTTTCCATAATTTAGTATATTATTTATATTTTATTATATATATTATATAATATGAATTTCAATTTTAAAAATAAAAATAGTATTATTATTTTATTATTAATTCTTTTAATAGCTTCCGTTTTTTGCTTTTTTTTAATGCAAAAGAAAGTAGAACCATTTATAACTGACACAGACTATTATAATTACTTTACTCTTATAGGTTCAAGAACTATAGCTAATAAGACATATTATATATCTACATTAAAGGAAGGTTATGCATATAAGTTAAATACTTCAACATCATCGGGTTATAATAATCAAAATAATGTAGTAGGTTCTGTTTATTCTATAAGTAATACTAATGAAACAAATTTAAATTTTTTTACTAGTGACTTAGAATCAAATGATATTTCTTTCAATATGTATTATATCACAGATATTTCTAATCATGTGGATCCTAATCCTAATAATACTTATGATATAAGTTTACAATATTATCATATTAAGGGTTCTACTAATATAACTTTAGACTTATCAAGAAGCCAGACTAGTTTTGATTTAAGTGATAATATTAATTTATTATTTTATGGTGATGCTAGTGGAAATATTTATGATTTAAATCAAATTAAATTATCAAATTTCAATCTTGTTATAAATACTACATCTATTATACAAAATGGTGAATTACAGGGTATTACACAAACACCTACTGCTCCATCAGTTCCAATACCTGGAACAGGTGGAGCAGGTGGTTCAGTTGGAGATATTATTAATAATATAGTAACAGGAAATTCTAATTTAGAAGATTATCCAAATTTATTAAAAGAATATCCATATTTATTACAATATCCAAGTTTGTTACAATCAAGTGATTACTTTTCTCCTTATTATAATAGTAGTTTTGAATCAATGATGTCACTTCCATCTGATCCATTAGTAAACCCAAATAGTGCAATGAATCCATTAGAATATAATCAATCATTATTTGGTCCAAATGTAACACCTATGATGGCACAAAAAATGTGTAAAAATTTAAACGTTGATACTAAAGTTAGTGATACAAGTAATAATAATAATAATAATAATAATAATAATAATAATATGTTTAATACAGATTTAACTGGTGGTGGTTTAAATGGTAATGGTTCAAATGGTGATAGTTCAAATGGTAATAGTTCAAATGGTGGTGGTTCAAATAATATGAGCGCAGATGGAACAACTAATAATCATCCACCTTGTCCACCATGTGGAAGATGTCCTGAATCAAATTTTGAATGTAAAAAAATACCAAAATATGAACAAGGCTATGATAATCCTGTAGTTCCAAGAGCAGTTTTAACAGATTTTAGTACATTTGGAATGTAAATAAATTTTTTAAATATTATTTAAATTTTTCTAAATAATATTTTAATTTTAAAAATTAAAATTTAGAACTAATATACTTTTTTCTCAAATTTAATGAATTATAATTTATTATATAATTTATCATTAAATTTTCATATAAAGTATTATTTTTATTTTTAATTAAATCATTTTATGATTAATCAGTTTTAAACAAGGAGTTGTCGCCTCATCCACCTCCTTTTTGTAATTTTAATAATTTAAATAATTTCATTAAATTATTCTTTTTAGTACATCCACAAGTATTTTTTTTATATTTTAATTTTTTTGTCATTTTTTTTCTTAAATTACTTCTTCTTTTTGAAAGTGGTTTTTTTCCTTTTCTTTTTACTTGTCTTTTTTGTCTAGTATTAGCCATGTTTATAATATAATAAAATATTTAAAATTTATCTATATTTTAAACACTTTCTATCTATTTTAAATGTTTTACATTTTTTTTCTTGAGGAACAATATTTATAACGCATTTTGATTTTTTCCCATAAAGTGGCTTTGTACAACCTTTTTCTTTTTTAGTATAATTAAAAAGCTTAGGTTTTTCTTCTGTACATCTTGATCTAAAATGTTCATAATTTTCCCTTACTTCACAATACGTTAAATTTGACTTTTTATTTAACATTTTATTAACTAATTCATGTAAATTATATATATATCTTGAAAAATTATTTCTATTTTTAAATATATCACGGGTTAAAGGGTATTTTTTAAAATTATTTTTCAAATTTATACGACAATATTTACAAGGTAATGTATATTGTAAATTTAATAAAAATTCTTTATACTTTTTTTTTATTAAAGGAGTAGGATTATTTGGATAATTAAAACTAATTACATGTAAATAATGCCATAATCCAGGCCCCCATACACTTGTTAACATTCCATCACCACTATTATAATCTTTTTTTGTATATACTTTTTTTTTATTTATTTTTTTTTTATAAGTTTTATTATTTTTATACATAAAGTATTATATATAATAATAATAAAAAAATTTAGTAAATTATTATTATATATTATATAATAATAATATAATAATGGAAAATACTTTGAGACAAATATTAGATTCATTAATAATAATTTATAAAGCAATATTAAATGATAAACAATTATTATTTATTATAATTATTTCTTTTGTAATATTTATTGGATTAGGATTTTATTTATATTATACAATTATTAAACCAAATATAAGTTTTTCATATGTAACAAATAAAGAATATGTTAGTAATACATTAGATAAAGATAATAATGAAGATGTTTTAATAATGTTATTTAAAACTGAATGGTGTCCATATTGTAAAAGTTCTATGGGTGAATGGAATAAATTTGTTAATTATATAAAAGAATTAAATGAAACAATTGATTATACAATAAGAACATCTGTTATTGATTGTGATAAACAAGAAGATATTGCTAATAAGTATAATATAGAAGCATATCCAAGTATAATTTTACTTTACAAAAATAAAACTTATGAATATGATGCATCAGCTGATAAAGATAATTTAATAACTTTTTTAGAATCTTCAACTAAAAAAGATAATAAGGTTATTTATTCTAAAGATTAGTAATATTACTATTATCTAATAAAAAAGTATTGCTATTATCTAATAAAAAAGTATTACTATTATCTAATAAAAAAGTATTGCTATTATCTAATAAAAAAGTACTACTATTATATAATATAAAACTATTGCTATTATCTAATAAAAAAGTACTACTATTATCTAATATA